TTTCACCGCGTTCACGCCTACCTCTGGCGCTAACCTGGTTGAGTCTATCAACAAGGCGAAGTACAACAGATGGGCAGTTGGCGAGGTAGTTGATACGGTTATTGTCAACCCTGCCGACTGGGCTGCAATGGAGGTTTTGCGCGAAGGCTCTGCCGGAGTCTATCTGTACGGCGCACCGGGCACGATGGCCAGCACATCGCCGTTCGGCGTTGATGTTGTGATGTCTCCCTTTATGCCCGCAGGTACTTTCGCAATTGGATCATTGCGTAGTTCTGCGGTTATCTACCAGCGTCAGGGTGCCACGGTAGAGATGGGGTATATCAATGACGACTTTACCAAAAACCTCGTCACTATCCGCGCTGAGGAGCGCTTGGGGCTTGGTGTTGAGCGTCCTGCTGGCATTATGTACGGCGACATCACTGCGGCGGCTTAATGTGAGCTAACCGAATGAGCCCGCTGTAAAAGGCGGGCTTTTTCTTGAGGTGTCTATGAAAATTCGAGCGAACAAGAATTTATTACACGATGAGCTTGGTTCTATACAGAAGGGCCAGGAACTGAATGTTACCCTGAATCAATTATCTGGCATCAGGCGTTTTGTTGAGGTGCTAGACGAAAAAAAGCCCGAGGCAAAGAAGTTGTCTGTATCGCCAGCGGCCCCAGTCTCACAAAAGAAGACTGCGCGGCGGTTAAAGTCTGGCGCGACCAATCGCAAAATCGACGAGTGATCGTCACAAACACTACGCATGAGTTATGCCCCTGGGCGGATTTCCTTTTTGCGATGGACTCCGCGTGGTGGCGGCTGAACATTGCGGCGGTGCTGCTTACATTTAGAGGCGAGCGCGTGACGCGCCACAGGCGCATCGAGGACGTCAGTTATGTCGAGTTTTCCAAACCCAGGCACTCCGGGGATGGCGCGATCAGGCTCGCAGCACACTACGGGGCCACGAAAATCATATTGTTGGGCTATGACTGCCAGCATACAGGCGGCAAAAAACACTGGCACGGCGATCATCCGAGAGGATTAGGCAACGCGAATACCGTGGGGAATTGGGTGCAGCACTATCAACAGCTAGCGGCAAAGATAGCTGGGGTTGAGATTATCAACGCAACACGAGAAACGGCACTAAACCAGTGGCCGAAAATGGCACTTGAGGACGCATTGCAATGAGTTTTATACCGCTGTCTGAAGCTAAAGCATTTTTGAAAGTGATACATCATTTTGATGACGCTGAGATACTGGCTCTGCTTAATGGTGCCGAGGATGAGGCACTGCAGTTCATGGGGAGAGCTGCGTTTGCAGAATTCACAACGTCCAGTTTTGAGGGTATCCCGGACAGCGTTAGAACAGCAATCTATCTGCTACTGCAGGCCAGCTATCAAGCCAAGCCGGAAGAGATCGGCACTTACCGTCATGCGGCAGAGGTCAAACTAATGCCCTACCGCATAGGCATGGGGATCTAATGCTCTCGTATCGGCTGCGTCACCGTGTGCAAATACAGTCAGTGACGCGCACACAGGATGCTGTGACAGGCGAAATGGCTCCTGCGTGGGCTGATCTAACGATATGCGGCAGTGATGGCGTGCCGGCGGAGGTGTTATTAGGCCCCGGAAAAGAGTTTCCAGGTTCTGGCACCACGCAGGCACAGATTGACGCCCGCATCAATATGCGCTGGTTTCCCGAACTGACGCAAGAGATGCGCATCGTGTGGGATGGCCGCACGTTCGACATTGAGAGCATGGAAACAGATCTCACAGGGCGGCAAGAGTGGCGATTGAAGTGCAGCTCAGGGGTGAATTATGACTGACGGTATCCGGCTTTAAGGGCCGGTAATTTCCGTGTCGTCGATGTGGTATGTGATGGTTACGCCAAGAGCGGTGCAGAGTTTAACGATATTTGACGCACGCATATCGGTTTTGCCTGACTCGAAAGTACAGATGGACACGGCGCTGATGCCGGATAATACAGACAATGCGGATTGCGATATCCCGCGAAGGTTCCGAATAGCGCGTAATTTTTCTGCTGTTAACATGGCACTTATACTATCACTGCTTTGCTTTATTTAAAATACAATTATCTATAGCAATGTTAAGTATTCTATAGTAATCTTAAATCACGGCTAGATTGAGCCGGATAAGCGGGGAGTTACTATCATGGCAACAGCAAAGAAAGATACAGCAGTAGACGTGCTCAAGGTTACGCACAGCACGTTAGATTTTTGTGTCCTGGGTTCGACGCCGATCATTCTTAACCGAATGTCGGAAAAGGTATTGCGTGAACTATTGATGCCGAGAGGCAAAAAAACGGCGAGCGAAAAGGCGTCCAGTCAAAAGCATATTCCACTGGAGGAGTTCCGCGAATCGCCTTACACGAATAGGGACGAGGACGGCGCAACGCTGATACAACACTTATCGTCAGCGTTTAAAGGCGCTATCAAGGCAGCGGCACTGGATATGCCCGGCGCTACCAAGTCGCAGATAGGTCGGCTGACGTGGGTCAACGGTGAGCGCGTTGATATTTATGGCGTACCTGAACTACTGATGTCTGTTACGAGATCGGCTGACATTAACAAAACGCCAGATGTTCGCACTCGCGCCATTGTGCCTCAGTGGGCGGCTCGCGTTTCTGTTTCGTTTGTGACGCCGCTTTTGCGAGAGCAGGGCATTGCTAACCTGCTGGCATCGGCCGGCATAATGTCAGGCGTGGGTGACTGGCGTCCGGGCAAGGGCTCTGGAACCTACGGGCAGTTTGAGCTAGTCAGTGAGGATGATGAGCGCTTTAGTCACATCATCAAGCACGGCGGGCGCAAGGCTCAGGAGGATGCTATGGCTTCGCCTAATTTTTACGATCAGGACACAGAGGATCTGTTCCGCTGGTACGAAGCTGAGGCCAATCGACGCGGCTTTAAGGTGGTTTCGTGAATAGCGATAAGCGGGAGGCCATCGCTACGCGGTTGGCTGAGATTGCGGCTAAAAACGATGGGCGGCTGACGCCGGACGACGTGCTGAAAGATGCGAAGAGCGTCAAAAGCCCTCTCCATGACCAATTCGAGTGGGATGATTCCGACGCTGCGAGGCAGTGGCGCTTGGGTCAGGCTAGGACATTAATACGCTCGGTTAAGATTGAGATCGAAACGACGAGCCGGATAGTGTCCACTGTCTGCTATATCCGCGATCCTACAGCGGATAGAGAGCAGGGCTATGTCCAAGTGGCCAAGCTGCGTGACGATGAATCGCTTGCTAGGGAGGCACTGAACACGGAAATGATTCGGGTGTCTTCAGTATGTGAGCGGGCAAGGTCGCTTGCGCTAGCGCTTGGGCTTGAGTCTGAGCTACAGGATATCCAGATGCGCGTTGAGAAGCTGCGGGGGATTATTTCTCTGGCGGCTTGATTTGGCTGGCGTGGACAGGCGTGGACAGGCACGGCTGGGCAAGGCTAGGCTGGCGAGGCGAGGCATGGCGCGGCGAGGCATGGCGAGGCAAGGCTGGCGTGGACAGGCGTGGCCCGGCCCGGCGAGGCATGGCGAGGCAAGGCTGGCACGGCGAGGCTAGGCGTGGCCCGGCGAGGCATGGCGAGGCAAGGCTGGCACGGCGAGGCTAGGCGTGGCCGGGCTAGGCGGGGCTAGGCAAGGCTGGCATGGCGAGGCACTGCGTGGCGAGGCTAGGCAGGGCGAGGCAAGGCTGGCGTGGACAGGCGTGGACAGGCACGGACGGGCAGGGCAAGGCAAGGCTGGCTAGGCGCGGCCGGGCACGGCAGGGCTAGGCTAGGCATGGCAAGGCTGGCGAGGCAGGGCTGGGCGATGCGGGGATTGGCAAGGCAAGGCAATAGCAGTAATCTCCAATAAAGGCGGCTTCGGTCGCCTTTTTTAATGACAAAAATTCAATACAAGGTTACTTGATTAAAGGCAATCGCGATGACTGACGGTATCAAGTTCACACTTGAAGGAGCGCAGGCGCTAAGTATAAAAATGAAAGGCTTATCCAATGATCTGCAATACAAGGGAGGCAGATCCGCACTGAGAAAAGCCGCAAACATCATACGCAATACAGCAATCGAAAATGCAGCGCAAATAGATGATTCCAGCACGGCTGAGGAGATAGGAAAAAACATCGTTGTTCGCTGGTCTACAAAAACATTCAAGCAAACCGGCGATCTAGCATTCCGCATTGGCGTTTTGGGCGGCGCACGACAATCGTCACAGAAATACAAAGACATTGGCGTTTTCGCGGGCAAGGGAAAAGCCAACCCCGGAGGAGACACGTTCTACTGGCGTTTTCTTGAGTTTGGCACTGAAACAGCGCCTGCAAAACCATTCATGCGCAAGGCGCTTTCGAGCAAGGTGCAGGAAGTGCAAAGAGAGTTTATACAGCAATATAGCAAGGCAATTGATCGCTATTTAGCGAAGGCAGCAAAATCAAAATGATGTACCCACCGATATTTGCAGTCTGCTCTTCTAATCCTGGCGTGCAGGCCGCGTTAGGTTCTAGCCCGTGCCGTGTGTTTATGTTCGGCCATGCGCCACAGGGGACGACAAAGCCCTATGCCGTCTGGCAATTAATCGGCGGGAGTCCAGAGAACTATCTTGCAACGCGCCCGGATGCCGATAATTGGTCGCTGCAGATAGATGTCTATGCCACTACCGGAGAGCTAGCCCGCAGCGCAGCGCAATCCATACGCGATGCAATAGAGCCGGTTTCCTACGTCATCGGCTGGCGAGGAGAGAGCAGGGATACAGAGACTAAAAATTACCGCGTTTCGTTTGATGTCGACTGGATAACGAACCGCTAACAAGTTTAAACCCAACGAGCCCGCCAAGTGCGGGTTTTTTTATGCCCGTAAAAAAAGGAAATTCCCATGAGCGTACTTGCGCAAGGCACACAGATTTATTTCATAGACCCGACTGGCCCGTCAGTAACAGTAATTGAGTGTGCAACCACATTCTCCCCAGGTGGATCTCCCGCTGACCAGATAGAGGACACCTGCCTTGAAGATACAGCGCGATCTTATAAGCCCGGACTCAGAACCCCAGGGCAGGCATCAATGGGCATTAATGCCGACCCTGATAATACTAGTCATTTGCGGTTACACGCGCTGTCAGAAACAGACCCAAGTCCGGTTATGCAGTTCGCTGTAGGTTGGTCAGATGGAACTGCGCCACCGACTCTGGATGTTTCCGACGACATTGTGCTGCCTGCTACGCGCACATGGTTTGTGTTCACTGGTTATGTCTCTGACTTTCCTTTTGATTTTGCGCAAAATACTGTCGTAACCTCAACAGTGTCAATTCAGCGTTCCGGTGGATCAAGCTGGGTGCCTAAAGCGTGAAGCTAACGCTTGAGTCGCTGAGCGAGATGGGTGCGTTTACGGGCGCTCCTGTTGAGCGTGACATCACTTGGAAGCAGGGCGATGTTGACCTTACTGCTACGGTTTATGTCAGGCGACTGTCCTACAGATCTGTGCGATCTGACATTGATGCGAGCAACTCCAAAGCGGATGTGCTGGCTGCGCGTATTGCGGCCAGTATCTGTGACGAAACCGGCGAACCCGTGTTTACCACTGAAGATATTACCGGCGATGCCGAACCTGATAGAGGGCCGCTTGACGGCAATCTGACAGTGGCACTGCTGAATGTCATCGGTGAGGTCAACGGCATGGGAAAGACAGAGAGCTAACCGAAGAAGACGAGCTTTGGCATGAGCTTGTTTTGAATGGAGTGGGGGGTAATACCGTCACTGCGGCGCAGCTCTGTATGCCGTATGCGGAATTCCTTTCGTGGCTTGCCTATCGGCGCAAGCGTGGCAGCTTCAATGTTGGTATGCGTATAGAGGAGTCTTTTGGCTTTTTTTCTGCAATGTACGCCAACAGCAAGACTAAAAACGGCGGGTTTACTCGGTGGGATTTTATGGCCCACGACGAACCGCCTCCAGTTAGCTTGGATCAAGCAAAGGAAGATTGGACCTAAACATGGCAAGTAAATCGCTGGGAACATTAACGCTTGATCTTGTCGCAAAAACAGGCGGGTTCGTGGGCGGGCTTAACAAGTCCGAGCGCGAGATGGAAAAGTGGCGAAAAAATATCAGTGCCAAAGCGAGTAGAGCGGGAAAGGCTATTGGGGTTGGTTTGGCCCTCGGCGCGACCGCTGCTGTTGCTGGGTTGAGCGTGCTAGTTAGATCATCTCTGGAGTCTATCGACGCACAGGCAAAACTTGCACAGCGATTGCGAACTTCATTTGATTCACTTTCAAACTTGGCTCGGGCGGGAGATTTGGCGGGCGTTTCGATGCAGCAGATCGAGGTCGCCAGCCGGTCGCTTGAGGTCAATCTTGGCAAAGCAGCCCAAGGGGCAACAGCTCAGGTTGAAGCACTTGATCGGCTAAAACTAAGCGCGGAGGCAGTATCTAAACTACCGCTTGATGAGCGCATCAAGGCGATTAATACC